GAATTACCCAGGAACAACTGAGGCTCACAATCATGATGGACAAGGTGCACTAGCATCTGGTGGAATCGGAGGAGCAACAGCAACAGGTCCTGACGGTAACCTTTCTCCAGCAGCATCTCTTGGTAACATTGCTACAGCAAACTTTGGTGTAACAACTGGTGCCAATGCAGTTAATCCTACTGGAACACCTGGTGGTATTCTACTACCAGAACAGGCTCGCCGCTTCATCGACTACGTGTGGGATGCAACAGTTCTCGCCAAGGATGGTCGTAGAGTTACAATGCGAGCAAACACTATGGAGATCGAAAAGGTCAACGTAGGTGAGCGTGTAATTCGTGCTGCAGCACAGGCTGACAACACATACACAAATGCTGGCGCAACATTTACAAAGGTAGAACTAACAACCAAGAAGATTCGTCTTGATTGGGAAGTTTCTACTGAGTCTCTAGAAGACAATATTGAAGGAGGTGCACTTGAAGACCATCTCGTTCGTCTTATGACAAACGCATTTGCTAATGATATCGAAGATCTCGCTATCAATGGTGATGGTTCAACAGGCAACTTCCTCTCAATTATGGAAGGTTTCCACAAGAAAGTAACAAGCGGATCAGATGCTCACGAAGCACTTGTCACTGTTACAAATGATGACTGGACACCAGTTGTAATGCAAGATATTATTCTTGCAATGCCACGTAAGTATCGTGCAATTAAGAGCAATCTTAAGTTCTATGCAGGTACAGATGCATTCCAGGGTATCGTTCGTAATAACGGTACACTTGCTGATGCAATTGCTGAAGCATTTGCTGGTACACCAGCAGGCGCTAACCCACAACGTCAAGCATATCTTGATGGTGTTGGTCAGACCTTCGGTAATGCACGTACAACACGTGTTCTCGGTGTAGATGTTATGGAAGTTCCTTACTATCCTGATGGTTATGTCGATTTGACATTCCCACAGAACCGTGTATGGGGTTTCCAGAGAGACATTACTGTTAACCGTGAATACAAGCCAAAGAAAGACACAATTGAATACACAGTATTCGTTCGCTTTGGCGTTCAATGGGAAGAACTTGATGCAGTTGCTTGGGCAGATGCATCTGGAGTTTCAGAGTAATCTGATTTCCTAAAATTATAGGGAGGGTAGTGAAATATCTACCCTCCTTATTCACATTCTGATATAATAGCAGTGGAGGCAATATGTCAAGTAAATTAGTAGAAGATTTAAAAAAGAAAACAGTTCTTGAACTAAAATCATATGCAAAAAAAAATAATATTGACTTATTTGGAGTAAGCACAAAGGCAGAAATTTTAGAAGTTATATTATCATTTGTTCCTAGAGAAAATAATCAAAAAATAACAACTAAGAATTCCAATGATAAGGTTGCGTTATTTTCGCCAAGAAATATTCATTGGAATGGAGTAGGTGTCCTTGAAAGGGGATATAATATTGTTACTAAGGAGGCATCCGAAATGTGGTTAAAGCATAAGGCAGTGCGTTTAGCACAACCAGATGAAGTGGCCATACATTACGGTAAAGCATAATGCTAATACGAAGAATTCCCCCATATCCACTTTCAGTAAAATTTACTGTTCCAGAACCTAACACAGACTATATATTTGTAATTGAAGATATTATTGAACATGAAGAACTAGTATCTGAAAACGTAACATCTAATGCTTCTTCGCAAGTGGAGTTTACTTTGCCAGATAGTTTTGTTCTCTACGATAAAATTTATGCTGTAACAATTTATCTTGATGATGATGGAGATAGGGCAAATATTGAAGTTAGTGATACTTTAGAATTTAATAGACCATATGTTGATGCAAGAACACTAGCAACAACTGCCAGTGAAATAGAGGAATACTGGGGTTATGAGACTATGGCAAGAGCATTAATAGATTCAGTATGTGGTGGATTTTATTTTGATACACAATATATAGAGGTAGAAGGAAATGATACCGACTATATGCCATTATGGAATCATGTTTATAAAATAGTTAAAGTTTGGGAAAATGCAGAATTAGTTTGGGATAGAGATGAAGATCCTAGTGCTTTAAAAGAATGGAATTATTTATTAACTAAAGATAAAAGCGCAATTATTAAAGACCCAGTTGAAGAAATTGATTCAGCATTTAGAAATTCAAGTAGACCACTAAACGTAATAGTGGGCGAATCTGACTCGTTTGGAGTTTTTGATACTGTTGACAATGGAGCAACTTTTACCATAGCGTCTGGAGTAACTTTTCCTAAAGATGTAAATTATTTATTTAAAGTAGAGTATGGGTGGCGTGTCGTTCCATCTGACATTGTTGATGCTACTAAGATATTAATTAATGATTTAAAGTGTGGAAAATTAGACTACTATAAAAGATATGTAGATTCATATTCTACAGATCAATATAAAATACAATTTAATAAATTACAAATAGATGGTACTGGAAATATTTTTGTAGATAAGATATTAGATAAATACAAGTCACAAACATTTGGTCGCTTTGGGGTATTATAATGGCTGTTTGCGAAACAACAGATTATGCATATCCATATAAAGCAGATTTATATTACCCAATTGTAAATCAAGGTGCGTATGGTAATTTAGAAAAACAGTGGGTATTTGATAGAACAATAGCCTGTGCCTTTCAGCCTGTTGGTTCAAAGTTTGAAGAAGAAGTAAGGCCTAATGCTAACATTACAAAAGAAAATATTTTATTGGGTAGAACAAAAAAAGACATAAGGGTAACGTCTAATAATAGTAAAGAATCAATTACTAATATTGTTATTACAAATATTCGTACAGAACATGATTTAGAAATTTATATGGAAACGTCTGGACCAAGATCAGGAAGATCAACTATATATGAAATTGCAACACTAGAACCTTTCGTCGGTCCATTTCAAGATATAGAATACTATAAACTAGTTATTCGTAGATCAGAGAATCAGGCGACAGACCTATGATAAAAATGTCAATAAATAGTAGACAGTTTCAAAAAGATATGAGAAATATTGTTCAGTATTCTTATGGATTTATTGATGGAGTTCAAAAGGGTAAAAAGATATTTTATAATAATCTTGGAATTATGATAAAAGAAGTTTTAGAAAGTTTTATTGATTCTAATGCTAGGATAAGTCCACAAACATTACACCATGTGTATGAATGGTATAGAACAGGAAGTCCTGGCGCTAGATTATTTGATATTACATACATTGTAAATACAAATGGACTGTCTTTTCAAAGTACATTTAAACAATCAAATAGTTTAAAAAGAGGATCTAGAGTTCCATTTTACGATAAGGCTAAAATAATGGAAGATGGAATATCGGTAACTATTAAACCAAAGTATGCAGATGCTTTAGTTTTTGAAGATCAGGGAGAAGAGATTTTTACAAAAGGTAGCGTTACCATAGATAATCCTGGAGGAGAATTTACTCAGGGTGGATTTGAAAAAACAATAGACTTATTTTTTAGACAATATTTTGCACAATCATTTTTACGTGCAAGTGGTATATTAGATCAGTTACAACGACCAACAGTATTTAAGAAAAACATAAGAGCAGGTAAAAATGGTGGTAAAGCAAAAGGAGTCTCTACAGGATTTACATGGATTACAAATATAGGAGTAGGAAGAAATGGCTAACGATACATTATTAAATACACCAGTTATTTGGATCAATAAATACTTACAGGATAAACTCTCGGACCTAGGTTTATCAAGTGTTCCATTTTTTCCAACAGTTCCGTCTACAATAGAAGATTTAAATAGAACATTTCCAGGCAACAATAATGGACTAATGGCTGTTTATGATAGATTAATAAGAATGAACAGAAGTGGTTTTCCACATATTAAATGTGAACAATTATTATATTATTTTTATGCTACAGAACAAAATAATGTCAAAAATATGGTTCAAATAACAGAAGCAGTATTTAGGCTTCTTGATCGTGGAGATGAGTCAGCCCAAGAAATAAATAACTGGTGTTCTAACAGGCGCATTAACTTAGGTACTACAAACTCTCCAGACTATATTGATAATATTTTCTTTTTTCATAATTTTAAAGTATATCAACTAGAAGAAGTAAGAGATATTATTGATTTTGGAACAGCAAGAACCTATGGCGGAAATAAGATGATTATAGAGTTTGACTATCATCATAACCCAATTGATCTAACTGGGGCAGGAAATGAAGATACCGCAACCTACTCTGACTGGAAGCCAGAAAAAATGGCTACCAAAGAAATCATATAAAACACTGATATAATTAGTGTTGAGGAAACACGCCTAATTATTCTATACAGAAAAAAGAGGTGAAAAAAATGGCATATACTCGTGGTACATCCACCAATATTATCGTTGGTGCAGCCGCTCTCTTCGTTGCTGATACAACTTTGACAGCAGGTACATTGCCATCGTTCGTATCTGCAGAATCTTACAAGGAAACCCTTGCAGATGATGTAGATTTTACAAACGTTGGTTATACCATGAACGGTCTTGAACTACAGTTCCAACCAGACTTCGGTGAAGTACAGGTTGACCAAGTTCTTGACGTTGCTAAACTATATAAGCAAGGAATGCAAGTAAATCTTGCTACTGCTTTCGCTGAGGCTACCCTTGAGAATCTTCTCTTGGCACTCGCAGCAAATGATTCTGACCTTTCTGGTACAAAATCTTCTTCAGCAGGACGTACACTTGATCTATCGGCAGGCGACATTGGCGAATGCCCAGTAGAACGTGGTATCGTTGCTGTTGGACCTGGAACTGGTGATTGCGAAGACTCTGCATATGTAGAGCGTGTCTACGCTGCATACCGTGCACTTTCAATTGAAAATGTTACAGTATCTGCAAAGCGTGACGAGGCTTCTATGTTTGAAGTTTCTTTCCGTCTTCTCCCAGAAGATGCATCTGCTTCCTATGGTAAGATCGTAGATCGTACTTGGACTCCAGCATCATAATCTAGAATTAGATTACAATAGACCCACCGTTAATATCGGTGGGTCTTTTTGTTTATGGTAAAATTAGTTGGGGTATGTATGGCAACTAAAATATATGAAATAGCAACCGCTGAACTAATTGATGGAACTGTGTTAGAAGTATTTCCATTAAAAATAAAATACATGCGTGAATTTATGGCAGAATTTGAAAAAATGAAATCTGCAAAAGATGATTATGAAGCAATGAATATTTTAGTTGAGTGTACTAGAATTGCTATGAAACAATTTTATCCTAAACTATCTAAAAGTATTAAAGATGTAGAAAATAATATAGACATGCCTAATGTTTATAAAATTGTTAATGCTGCCGCTAACATTAAAGTAGATGAAAAATCAGAAGAAAGCGTAAAAAAACAGGCAACAGATAGCGGATCAACTTGGGAAAATTTAGATCTTGCAAAACTAGAATCAGAGGTATTTTTGTTGGGTATTTGGAAAGATTACCATGAATTAGAAAATTCATTATCTATGCCAGAACTAGTTGCCACATTATCTGCAAAAAGAGAATTAGATTATGATGAAAAAAAATTTAATGCTGCTATCCAAGGCATAGATTTAGATAAAGAGTCTGGCAATAGTCGTGGTCAAAAAGAATGGGAAGATATGAAGGCTAGGGTATTTAGTAAAGGGAAAACATCTGACAGCAATGATATTTTAGCCTTACAGGGACAAAATGCTCAAAAATATGGTTTTGGTATAGGTATGGGTCTTGATTATGAGGACCTAACAAAATAGCGATTTCATGCTATAATTAAGATAACTTATATAAGGAGGTAGTAGATGGCTACAACCGTGCACGAAGAGAAAACAGTTACTCTAATTGACGGTACAAAAGTAAAAGTTAGACCACTAAAAATCTCTCTTCTTCGTGAATTTATGAAGAAGTTTGAAGGTCTAGGCGCAGTGCAAAACGATAACGATAAGTCCATGACATTGCTTATGGAATGCGTTGCAATTGCAATGAAGCAATACAAGCCAGAGTTGGGGGATATAGAAAAACTAGAGGAAGTCATTGACTTGCCAACAGTTTATGAGATTGTCCAGGCTGCATCAGGAATTAATCTTTCTGATTCATCACTTCTCGCTCTAGCGCAAGAATAATTAAATAATCAGGAGAATGGTTAATGGCAGGAGATACAAATAGCAATATTTTTATAAATATTGATACGTCTCAGGCTATGGCACAACTTCGTGCCCTTGAGAAAGAATTAACTGCCCTTAACCGATCTCTTATAGTAGGAACAAAATCAGCAACACAGGCACAGTCTAAGTTTGCCCAATCTTTACTTCACAATGTAAATGCAACAGGTCAATGGTCTGCACAAATGGTGCAGATGCGTACAGCAACAGAACAATTTGGAAATGCTCTAGATAGATCTAAACTATCACTTAGGGAATACTTTAGATATGGTGTTGCATCTTCTAGAACATTTGGCAGAACATTTGGTAGAGAATTTGATACAGTTAGCAAACTTGTAGAAAAACGTGTAAAAACACTACAGTCTCAATATATACAACTTGGCCGTAATGCTCAAGGTGCTATGGAGGCAATGCGTTTTACTCCTAAGCAATTAAATTATAATGATGTAACTACAAGGCTAATGACTGCTATTCAAAGGCAGCAAATATTTAATAAACTCCTTGATGATGGTGCCACAAAATTATTAAATTTTGGTAAGAATACACAGTGGGCGGGTCGTCAGTTGATGGTGGGCTTTACAGTACCACTTATGCTACTTGGCTCTCAAGCAATTAAAACTTTTAAAGAAATTGAAACACAGGCCCTAAGATTTAGAAAAGTATATGGAGATTTATTTACTGATCCAGGAGAAACAGAGAAGGCTCTTGGCAATATTCGTAAATTAGCAGACGAATATACAAAATATGGACTAAAGGTTGCAGATACTATTAAAATGGCTGCAGATGCTGCAGCAGCAGGTAATGTTGGAAAACAACTTGAAAGAATTGTTGACCAGTCAAATAAACTTGCAGTACTTGGTGGTGTTACTCAAGAAGCCGCATATGAAACTACATTATCTTTGCAAAATGCATTTAAAATACGTGGAACAGAACTAAATCAAACAATTGACTTTTTAAACGCAGTTGAAAACCAAACTGTTGTTGCAATTGAAGATTTAACAGCAGCAATTCCTAGAGTTGCACCAGTTGTTCAGCAGTTAGGCGGAGATGTTAAAGATCTTGCATTTTTCATGGCTGCTATGCAGGAAGGCGGTATTAGTGCAGAACAGGGTGCTAACGCACTTAAGTCTGGTCTTGCATCTTTAATTAATCCTAGTAAGGCTGCAGCAAAAGCAGCAGGAGAATTAGGTATAAATCTAAAAGGTATTATTGAAGCAAATCAGGGTAATCTAAGAAATATTGTTGTTGGATTTGCTAAATCATTAGAGCCGTTAACAGAGTTACAACGAGCACAAATTATTGAAAGAATATTTGGTAAATATCAGTTTGCTCGTATTTCTGCATTGTTAAATAACGTTACAAAAGAAGGAACTCAGGCAGCAAGAGTTTTAGATCTAGCAAATAGATCTGTAGAAGAAATGGCGCTTTTAAGCCAACGAGAATTAAAGATGGCAGAGGAATCTCCACTTAATAAATTTAATAAATCTGTAGAACAATTAAGAGCATCTTTAGCCCCTATAGGCGAACTGTTTGCTAAAACACTAACGCCAGTATTTGAATTTATAGGAAGACTTGCTGATAAATTTAATTCACTTCCAGATGGCATTAAGAAGGCAGTAGCAATAATTATTGGAATTGTTGGCGGTATAGGTCCAATATTCTTAATGACATTTGGTTTAATGGCTAACGCATTAGCAAATATACTTAAATTATTTAATATGATGAGAAAAGGCTATCAACAATTAGCCTACGGTTCTTCTGATGCCGCCCTAAAAACACAGTATTTATCTCAAGAAGAATTAGAAAATATTTCAGTTACAAATGCATTATATTCTGCACACCAGAACTTATCTGCTGCATATAAATTAGAAGCAACTGCTCTAGCAGCACTTGCTCAACAGTATGGTGTTGCTAAAACAGCAATGACTAATTTTGCTGCAACAAATCCAGGAATGTTTTTACCACCTGGAGCACGTGGAAGATTTAGAGGGTATAACAAGGGTACAGATAGAGTTCCAGGATATTCAAAAGGTGTTGATTCAGTACCTGCAATGCTTACACCTGGAGAAGCAGTAATTCCAGAGCCACAGGCATCTAAGAATAGACCACTTATTAGATCAATTATTGCAGACAAGTTGCCTGAGTTTGCTGTTGGACGATTGGGTTTTGCACACGCAATGAGAAAAGTTGGACCAGTTAGTGTTAGTGGTCCAAAGAAATTTAGAGAGACTCAACTAGAAAGATCAATTGCAGAAAAAATATCAAAAGAAGTAAGTACGGGTAGATTTGGAAAAATGCAACCTACTAATTTTGGACAACTACTAGAGCCATTTACTGGGCATAGTTTTCCAATAAAGGGTGTTGGCGGGGTATATAGAAAACCAAATGGGCAACTTGTAGTAGTAAAACCAACAATAAACGAAGAGACTGCACTAGCAGAAGTCCGCATGAACGAAATAATAAGAAAAGTTCAAAAACCATTAATTGCTCCAAAATCAACAATAAGAACAATGCTAGATCCAACAGACCCTTCTGGTCAAAGAAAAATACTTGTTCTTGAGTCTCCGTATGATAAAAGATTTGCTCAAACAACTGGTGAATTTACAGAAAAACAAATGATTAGTCAGTTAATTTCTTCAACATTAAGAGCAGACAAAGATTTATCAATGTCTAATGTTTCTGGAAGAGTTGTTGCTGATCCAGGAAATGCTGGTGCATTTGCTAGAGCATCTGGATTTAGAAATTATGAAATGAATTTGCCAGGAATGGAAGAAATGGCAATGATTAATTTGCTTGGCGTTAAAGGTGGTGCTAAAAAATTCTTTGCACAACAAACATCAAGTCTTGCAGCAAAAATGACACCAAGACAATATCAAACATTAATAGTTAGTGAAATAGATAAACAGTTACCAAAGTTAAGAAAACTTATAGATAGTTGGAATTTAAATCCAATTGAAAAACAACTTTATGAAAATATGTATGCAAGGCTTGAGGCTGGTAAAAGGGCAAATTGGGCAAAACTACATGCAGTTCATGTTGCTGCAGGAAATAAAGATTTTACGAAAGCAGCAATTGCAGGTAAATTACCAAAGTATGGTGGTGGAAAATTACCAGTGTTTGGAGCAGCAGCACAACTTGAACAAAGAGCAATGGCTACAAGAACTGCAGCAACTACAGTTTCAAGTAGAAGACGTGGATATGAAGAATTTATTGCACGTGAAATGGATGATTTTGTTTATGTAACAGCACGATCTGGTGCTGGAGACGGTCAGTCTGTAACGCTAAAAGTTAGAAAAGCAGATCTTCCAGCATTTAGATCAATAGTTGAAGATAATGAAGCATACTTTGCAGATCCAGCAAGAAGAGGTATTGGGGAAGTTAAAATAAAAGATGGAATAGCACATGCTAACACCACAGAAGGTAAAATGTATTATGCTATTAAAAGAAAACAATATGATAAATCAGAAGATGGAACAGTTTTAGTTACAGACAAGAATGGTAGATTATCAAGAAAGAGTATTATATCTGCACTATCCAGCAAAATGCCTGCAGGAAATCTTGTTAGAAAACAAGAGCCAGCACCAGCACCAGTTACTGCAAAAAAGAAAGCAATAATTGCAAGTCCAGCATCTTTAAAAACAAGAGAGGCGCTTGCCGATGAAATGATGCAACTGAGAGAAGCAGTTAGAAGAAATGAAATAGATGGGGTCGATGAAGCAAAACTTTATGAAAAATTAAAAATAAAACCAGCAACTGGTGATGTTTTTGATGAACTTGTAGGAAATATTAGAAGCGGTACTGGCGGTTTTGCAAGTTCACATATTATTCCAAAAAGTAAAATTGATGAGGTAGATAAATGGAAACTTGATAATTTAATGCTAGATACAAATGTAGTTAATGAAGCATTACAAAATACATTTACTGGTCCATCAACAAAAGCAATTGCTTTAGCAAATATTCAACAAATGGAAGGTATGCAACTTAGTGATCGTCAAAAAATTCTTAAATGGATTTTACAAAATCGAGTAAAAGACGGTGGATTCTATGATCGTGGTTTAGCAATTAGATTTGATGCTCCTGGATATGAAGATGGAACTTATTCAGTACCTGGTCCTAAAGGTGCAGGAGATATTGTTCCAGCAATGCTTGCTCCAGGTGAAGCAGTAATTCCTGCTGATATGGCAGCAAAACATCGTCCACTTATTTCAGATATTATTAAAGATAGACTTCCAGGGCATATTGAAGGATTTGATCCCTTTGCAGATGATTGGGGAACATCTAAAACTGGATCTTCTAGCACTCCACCTCCATCACCATGGACTGGAAATCCAGGATCATGGAGAGATACTCCTGCGCCAGATCCTTGGGGTACTGACGAGCCAAAAGCATCAAGAGGAACAAGGCTTAGAAATGCTACTAGATCTTTAATAACGGATAAAGATATAAATGCACTTAAGAATCTTGCTAAAGAAAGCGGTAGTGCAGCAAAAGAAATGGCAATAACTGCTAAAAATTCTAAAGCAGGACAAGCGGCACAAAGAGCAGTAGTTGCTGGATTTAATCATTTAGGTGAAAGGTTAATGGCTGATGGCGATGATATAGAAGAAAATACTAAGTCTAGAAGAGCCAATACTCAGCAAACTGATGAAGATACAAAGCAAGCAAGGAAAAATGCCCGTCAAGAAAGAAGAATGAATTTTTCCAATAAAATGATGATGGGCACAATGGCTATTGGTATGCCATTAACAATGATTGCAGGAATTCAACAAGAAAAAAATCCAGATAGTTTCTTAGGTAGAAATTTTGAAAATATTCTTGTCGGTTCTATGATCGCTGGTATGTTGCCATTGCTTAATAATAAAATTGGAATGATTCTTGGTCCAGTTGCAGCGGTAGTTGGATTATATGCAATTTATAAAGCACAACTAAATGGAGCAATCAAGGCTGGTTTAGAATTTGGAAAAAGTTTAAATAATAGTAAAGAAAGACTAGATCAATTTGGTCAAATAACTGGAAGATTTTCTGCTACTGCAATTCAGGATGAAAAACGAAGAAATCGTGCTGCTGCAGTAACGCCTTATGATAGAACTTTTGGTAGAGAGTTTATGGGCGGAGAACTTGGTAAACAATTTAAACAAGAGTTTTTAAATGCAACTGGAGAAGAGACTGGCCTTAATATGCAGCAGAGTGCTGTAGTTCTTGCTAATAAATTAGCACAGGCAGTTTCACAGGGAGTCATTGATTTTGGGCAGGCAGAATCTATTGCTGTTGAAATAGCAAGATCTTTAGGTGATACAGAGTTAGAATTAAATGCTAGAGCAAACCTTAGAAAAATTCTTGGACCAGATGGATCAGATCTAACTAAAAACCCACTTGCTATTCAAACAAGAATGATTTTAAATAATCAAGATTTAAATAAGTCTTTAATGGAAAATATTGCTGCTACTAGACAGCGAGTTGCTGGAATATCTGGATCAGAAAGAAATCAAATGTTGGGCGCTGGTGCAGGTGGAGCAGCGCTTGGAGCAGTTGGAGCGCTTAAGGCCATTAATGCATTGAAAACCGCAGGCATGATCGCCGCTGGAACTGGTGTAGGTGCTCCAGTAGCAGTTGCTGCGGTTGTTACGGCAGTGCTTTCATCTGTTGCAATGCGGGCATGGCAAAAGGGACAAGAAAATAAAGTAGTAGCAAAAACTGCTGGAGCATATGTTGGTGCATCTACATCAAGTGTAGAATCTATACAACAGGGTATTGATGCAGTTAGACAATTTGCAGATGTTCAAGTAACTAAACTACAAACAGAATTATCAATAGCCAAAACAGCAAAAGAACGTCTTGCTATTGAGCAAAAAATTAAAGATGTTCAAACTCAAGCAGACAAAGATACCGCAGAACTTGCTGGAAAACAATATGAAATTATTCAGGGAATTGTTGCAAGTCGTGGTCAAATTCAAGATGAAAAAAATAGAAAACTTTATGATAAGGCTATAAAAGATCAAACAAATGAAAGAATAAAGAATTTACAAGGATATCAAAAAACAGAAGCATTACAGTTACAGTCGTATATGCTTTCGAATGAAAAGTTTTTAAGTGGTAAAGGATTTGAGTCTAGAGGACCAGTAAAGGGAAGTACGCCACAAATAAAAGCAAATGAAGATGCTATTGCACAAGCAAGAGCCAATATAGAAAGATTCCAACAAGGATTGGCTATGGAGCAGGGCAAAACTGGTGGTGGAGATCGTAATAAGATTAGGTATTATAATACAGAAATTGAAAGATTAAATAATCAAATACAACAACTTACAAATGTAAACACATCTTTACAAAATGCACGTGTAACATCTAAATATGATCCAGAAGCATTAATGACTCAACTAAATGTTATGATTAATGCTGGACTAGTAACAGATGCTGATGTAAAAGGATTTCTAGAATGGACTGCAGCAACTGGAGATAATCCACAGGTTAAACTTGACATTATTGCTAAAACTGCTGGAGCAGAATCGGGAAGAACTCTTGCTATACTAAATGCTTTTGCTACCCCAGAAGCCAAGCAGATATATTATGAATTAATTGAAAAGAAAAAGGGACAAAAAGATAGCCAGTCACAAATTGAAGGACTTAATAATGCAATGGAAGAATATAGATCTATTGCTGCTGAGGCTGGTATTGATATGGATAAAGTTTTGGCAAATACCGCCAATAAAACAGCAAGTTATTTTGGCGAGGTAGCAGATAAAACCAGAGATACATATAGGGAACGAGTAGAACAGTTTGCTCAAGAAAAAGCATTTATAGATAAAAATCTTAATGATCCAAGATGGACTAAGGCAAACAAAGAACAAAGAAAGAAAATATTAATTGAGTTACAAGAAAAGGCTGGCGGTGCAGGTAAAAATCTTACACTTGATAGAGCAATAGAGAATTGGGATAAGATTAGTAAATATGATGATTCGGTAGAAAAGAAAGCAATATTTAGTTATTCAGTAACTATGGATGCTCAGGGTACACAAGATTTAATTAAAAAAGAAATAATGAATGAATTTTATAAATCAACTAATACGCCTATTGGATTAAAGTCTGAAGAATTTTATAAATTATTAGATGCATGGATGAAGAAAAACCAAGATAAAGTTAAGGCTATTGCTAATAAATATCAGGGCAATGTAATGGATAGACTGTTTGAACCAGGTGGTGTTCTTGGCCCACCAAAGGTTGATGATACTACAACACCTGAGACTGCAAAAAAAGATTTCGGATGGTTGCAAGATCTTGGACAAAGACTCAAGTTATTTAAAGAAACAACATTTAATGCTCTTGCACCATTAAAAGAGTTAGAAAGATTCTTTGCTAAAAATGCTAAGACTATGAATAACTCATTAGATGATCAAGTAGGAGTAATGCGTCAACTTGCTGATGTTGCACCAGATATAGCACTATCCCCAGAGTTTATTAGAGTTCTTGAAAGTATGGATCCAGAACAATTTAAGATGTGGGCCAAGGATTTGTTTGAATTTGATAAAACTACTGGAAGATTAAAAGGCATAACCCAGACATTTAGAAATATTAATGAAGGATTTAATACTGCTAGAATTGGCGAGTTTATTGAAAAACAAAATCAGTCTATTAAGACTACTAATTTACAAATTCAAGCATACGATAAGTTGGCAGCCGCTGGCGCTGATTCAACTACAATAATGAAAATCATTGCTGATGAAGCATTGGCTACAGCAATAGCAAGTAATAAAATTGTAAAAGAAGAAATAGCAGGAATTATTTCTACTGCAAAGGCTGCTCAAGATTTAATGGATAAACTAGGCTTAAAACAAAATCTAGCAGAAAAATTATCTTCTATTAATAGTCAAAGACAAGCACTTATTGCAATGCGACTTGCTGGAGTTGAGGCTGAAACTGCATCTCAATTTGCAAATGATCCAAGACTAGCAAATGCAATTAAGAATCTTGCAGCAGAAGGTGGGGCAGCGTGGGCAGAAGCCACGGCAAAACTTAAAGAATATAATACTCAGCAAAAAGAATTAAAGAAGTTGATAGATGCTACTGCAGATCAAGGTACATATGAATCTAATAGATTAAAGATGGCACAAAAATATTTTGAGGTACAATCTCAAATTATTGATATGCAAAATAGAGTAAGTCTTGGTAAGTTAAATAAAGAATTAGAGTTCCAAGAAAGAGTTCTTGAACAACTAAATCTTAGACAGCAAGAGTTAACAGAAAAATATCTTACTCCAAGAGAATTAATAATAAAGCAAAATAACTATGCCCTTGATCGTTTATCATATATTGAAGATCAAATCAATCAGGCATATCAGGATCAAGTAGATGCTCTAAACCAAGTTTATGATTTAAACAGTAAAATAGGAAATCTTGAAAAGTCAAGATTAAGTATCGCAGATGCTCTTACTCGTGGTGATATTTCTGCTGCAGCAACAGCAGTTGCAGAGGCTAGACGGGCTGGTGCTGATACACAAAAAGAAATAATTCTTAATAATTTAGAAAATCAAAAGAAAATTCTTACGCTGTCTCTTGGAAGAAAACAATTAGAAGAACAAAATAAAATTTTACAATTAGAAATTGCAGCAATTCAACAATATCAAATTGACACTATTGAGGCTGCAAAGTCTGCTGTAGATAGAAAAATAGAAAGTCTAAATAGAGAAGTAACCACAATAGAAAGAATTATAGAACTTCAGAAAGAATCTATTTTATATTTTGGTATGACTAAACAGCAAATAGATGATGCTGTAACACTTCTTGATCTTGCTAATGATGCTGGCATTGATATAAACAGTCCTACATTTTTAAATAATGTTTTAAAGGGTGCAAAGGGAGACGCAGAGGCATTATCTGCTGCATTGAAGCAGGTTGGCACAGATGCCATGAAGGCATTTAATGACATGCAGGCACTTAGAACTGGAACTATTAAAGCGCCTACACTCACATCTACCCAACCTGGCGATGCTACTCCGATTTCATCAGCAGCCGCTGCAGCAGCAAATAAATCAACAGATGATGCTGCTAGAAGAGCAGCAGAGGCTTATCTTGCAGAATTAGAAAGACTTAGAAAAGAAGCAGAACTAAAGGCTGCACAAGACGCTGCCGAAAAGGCTAGAATACAGGCAGAATTAGATGCTGCTTTGGCAAGAGAAAAAGCAGCAAAAGAGGCAGCAGAACAGGCTAAATTAAAACAATTACAAGAAGAGGCCGAAAGAGCAATTGCAGCAGCAGAAGCAGCAACTGACGCAGCAAATGCTGCTGCAGAAGCAGCAGATGCAGAATGGGCATTATATGAGGCAAGTAAGTCTGCAAATAGTTCAGCACAAGCAAGCCTTGAGTTAGACCTTGCAATAGCAGAAATGATGCAGTTGCAAGTAAAAGGAATGATATCTGGAGTTAATACATTAAATAAACTTATTAAAGAGGGAAAAATTAAAGATGCTAGAGCACTAGCCGCATCACTGCTATCTGGTTCTAACAGTACTTCTGGCGGTGGAGGCGGTTACCCAGCATTGCAAATGGTTGCTGGCGGTGGAATGATAAAGAAACCAATGTATATGGCAGTTGGTGGAGTAGCAAAAGGACTAGATACAGTTCCAGCAATGCTAAGGCCAGGAGAGTTTATTGTAAGCAAATTTGGT